ATTCCTCGTAGGCTGATCAGGCAGATCCACGACAGCGTGTTTCAATGTCTGGAGAAATCCGCTAGGCGGCGGCTTTTGCTCAGGCACAGATGCCGACCACGTATCAAACCGTTGTTTAATCGACCTGATGCCCATTGGTTATCCTAATCACTGCTGCTGATTTCTACTTCGCTCGGCTCTTACAGTGTACCAACGACTCCAATATCTACGCTCACGAACAGTAAGGTTTAGTGCTTCTGACATCTGCCAATTGCCTAGTACCAGCAGCACTTTTAAATCTTCTAGTCGATCATAATAGCTAGAAATCGAGAAACAGATCACCGATGCCGAGAAGCAGGGTGACCTCCTTGCCGCAGTCGTCATGCACAAACTTCACGTCGTTAAAGTTAGGCCCTGGCTGTCGGTTAGCTAGCTCTTTGATGATAGCGTGACGGTCAGGAATAGATAGGTTTCTTGCCAGATTTGGTTGGCCAGCGAGATTATGCTCGGTACCGTCCGCGTCGCGAATAGCCAGTACACAGCGAGAAAGCATGATGGAGTCCATCTGCTTAGGATTCAACTTTGGATCCTCAAAGATAGCGGTCTGATCCGCACCGTTCACGAGTCGAACTCTGGCACTCTTGCCTTTGCGAAGGCTAACCTCAAATACCGTCTCCTCCTGCGGCTTCTCCAGATACGTGACGGGGATGGAAGTAATGGGAATAGACAGGTCGCTCTTGTTCCCGCACTCCGGACACTCCCACTCCTTCAGATCGATAACGTCCCCGTACGTCGCCCTTCGGATGCCTAGTATGATCGCGTCGCGATCCCCCACTAGAGCCTGCTTTAGCAGTTCCTTTGTTCTAGACTTATTTTCATCTCCGAATTGAACTGTGCCACAGTCAAGTAGGGTATTCACGAAGTGAAATGGATTCTGTGACTGCGTCGCCCGTGCTAAGGCTTCCTCGTGAACGCCAGTAAGCTCCTGAACGATGGCAGTACGAATAACCTCACCCTTGACAAGCAACCCACCTGGAAGGTTTACGAGGTCGTCTGGAGGTAGTTCTGCCTCAGGCCAGGGGGTAGCGGCATCGAGTGCGGCCTGAACAGCGGCGTTAGCTGCTATGGGATCGGCCGCAGCTTCAGCGAACTCCGCTTGAATTTCGGGCAAGGTATCAGAGAGTTTCGGCATAGTTGCTCCAGAGTGGGTATCCTAATTGGCTCTAGCTGAAATTATACCCTAGGGATACGTTACAGAGCGTCCCACGTTGTCAGCTATCTTGTAGTCGAAGCCCTCATAGGCAAGGGAAAGCTGACTGATAAACAGTGCGTCAGCCCCCGCATCTAGGTCGGACCAGGTTTCAGCTGTAGGCCAGCAGTTGTACAGTCTGAAGATAGCCGGTATAACGGCTTTACCGTTAGTGGCTGGGTGTCCTATAATCTCGATATCTACGATATAGCGAAAGTCCGTACCCTGCGGCAGGTTGCCCTGGCCCTGCATCAGAACAAAGATCTGCTGCTGCCATGACAGGTTATTCTTTCGACCTATCTGTATACCCTGGGTCAATACAATTGGTGCAAAGTCGGCCTGGCCCGGCAGCTTCTGAGTGTAGGTGTTGAGTCCGCCCTCTCGATACATAATGACATCAGTTTGAACAGCCAGTCCCTGAATAGTCATAAAGTACATGTCGTAAGGTGTATACCCGGTAGCCGTAGGCGGGTACGCCTTTACATGGAACTTGAAGTTACGGATGATGTCACTAGCAAGATTGCTGACTGACGTCGTCTGGATGATCCCCGTGTCGCTGTTAGGCGCGGGGTTCATCTTTATCGGTGGAGCTTGTGGCGGACTCTTTTTCCCGCCACCGCCACCGCCAGGGCTAGTGGTCATAGGAGTTACAGGCTCGTACCAAAGCCCGTAGGCAGGTTGAAGGAGAAGCCCTCATGCGCCAGGGAAAGCTGACTGATAACTAATGCATCCGCACCAGCATCCAGATCCGCCCAGCTGATAGCAGTAGGCCACGCGCCATGGATAATAAACTGCCCGACAACGTTGGTAGTCCCTGAACCGTTAGTAACGGGGTGGTCCAGGATATTCACCTGAACAGTGCAGCGGTACTCCATGGACCCGCCATTTGTACCATCAAGGTTAACACTGAAGAGTTCTCGCACCCACTGATAATCCGGGGCCTGTCCGCCGATACTCACACCGTGGCTCAGGACAATAGGCGAGAAGTCAGTCTGACCGACCATCTTCTGCGTGGTGGTGTTCATCCAGCCTTCGCGGTACGCAATCACATTGTACTGGGCGTTCAGTCCCTGCACGTTCATGAAGCCAAATGCCGCATTGCCGGTACCGAATGAGCTACCGACAGCATTGGCTTTCGTACCGCTGACACCGCCGCCTTGCGGCGTGATGATCACATAGAACTTGAAGTTCCTCAGCGGATCGGTACCGACCTTACCGACCGATGCCTTTTGTGTAATTGAGGATGACATAATATTCCTTATGACGTGGTGCTGGTAGCGACTGAACTAGTTGAGGACTGAAGCTGCTGAATCGTAATAACGATTATCTCAGCAGGAGATCCTAGAGCCACGGCAACGGTGGCGTTGACGATACCAGCCTGAGCCGACTGGGGAGTGTTAACGGACGCATCGCAGATAACCTGGAATGCAGTAGCGGAGTTTTGCGTTGCGAACAGTCCCGCCTGTGTCTGCTGATTCAGGTAGGTAGTCATAACCGTTGTCATAGCCTGCCACAGTGACGGCTGGTTAGGCTCGAACAGCGCGAACTGCGTGATCTGCTTCAGATCATGCTCGATCTTCATCAGGATCCTGCGAATTGACAGGTACTGATCGGGGTAACCGGCCAGTAGGGTGCGGGCCCCGAAGACACAGTAACCGAACCCGGGGACGTACTTAACCGGATTGATTCGACCGGCGAACAGGTTGTTAAGATCGGTCGTAGAGAAGTTCGTCTCAAGACCGATGGCACCGATCTGCCCCCAGCTAGTACCGGCCGCAGCCTGCTGCACACCAACACTGGTGTCTGCAACCGACTGCAGGCCGAGGATTGAAGCACAGGGCGGGATGAACCTAGTAGCGCCTGCGTTTGTAGATGAGGGGTCCTGAATATTCAGGTACGGCCCAAATATAGTGGCGTAAGATGACGAGGTAATGGGGGAACCACCCGTCAGCATAGACGTGTAGTTGCTGGCGACCGTTGCGCTGGTCTCAGGGAAGTTAGGCGCAGGTCCGTCAATATAGACCAGCACGTCTTCCCTGGCTGCTGCCCATGCGACAATAGTGTTTATATCCGACGCTGCTTGCGGGCCCGGCAGGTTCAGCATCAGGATCTGATCCTGGCAGTAGGCATCCAAAAGCAGCGGTACCTGCGTAGCCATTGCGGGGGCACCCACACCGTCCACACCACTGCTAAGCTGCGTAGGTGCAATCGGCGCGAAGTCTGTGCTGCCAGCCAGATAGGCCCCTAGGTGCCAGGCTAAGGTGTTCTTGTTGCCATTGACACCTGTCAGGCTAATGTACTGCGAGCCAGACACCGGAGAGTTAATGATCGGCGGGGCAAATCGTGAGTCAGCCGGATTAGCTGACACGTTCACCCACTGCTCCACGAGATACTGTGCTGTGGTACCACCGTAGTACACATTGATCGTGACATGCTGAGCGTTCCCGACAGTAACGATCTCGATGTAAATGTTATTGGCCCAGTTACCGGGGGACAATGACGTGACGGTGCCCAGTGTGGCGGGCGTGCCCTCGATGTCCACCAGGGTAAGCGTGGCGTCCGTAGCGTCGGTGTTTGGCACGCGAAGAACGATGCATGCCTGCCCGCCGTTGGCAAAGAATGAGTACACCGCAAACGCCAGGTAGGAACCATTAGCCTGAGAGAAGTTGCCGTATAGATTGACGTAGTTCTGCCAGGAGGTAACTAGCGTCGGCACCGCAGGACCGATATTATAGGGCGCAGCAAAGCAGGCGACAGACTCACCACTAAGACCGAACCCACTCGGCTGAAGCGGAGTAAGCACTTCTTGGGTGAAGATTCCTGGGCGTAAGAAAGTAGCCATTAGTTATGCTTCCTCATGTAGATACCACGTTCCAAGCAAGAGCGGGTCCTGTTGAAATTAGGCCGAACGCCTGATCTACTTCGTCTGTAGTCAGGTCAGTCACATCCCGGTAGCAACCCAGATCAATGTCAATCTGTGTAGCCAGCACAGGCTGCTGGACATTTACTATCTCAGAGCACACCTTTATTACGTAGATCGCCCTGAACAGTCTTTTGTTGTCTCTGTCTTTGCCGTACTCAATGGCTGGTCCGCTGATCAGAGACATAGTTCTGTGCGTTCCATCTTGCGGCACATTCAGGTAGCCCCACTGGAATGGGAGATAATCGTACTGCGCGAGCGCTCCCATGAGGTATTCTAAATGTCCTGCCATCTTCCTTGAGTATACCGTGACCTGATAATTAAGATCACAGGGGATAGGAAAATCGCCGTAATATGGACTGTCTGCGGGATCATAAGAGGAAGCACCAACCGGCCACCATTGCTCGTATCCCTCTGGTGCATAAGGGATCTTACCGTAGCCCCGCTGAGCACGCTCGGGAGCAAAGGTAGTAGGCAGATGCTCGATGACAATGCATGGGTATGTTAATGTAGCTAGCTCATCCTCAGGAAGTCTGAATCTAACGGGAACCGGGCGGGCAGGATTGTTTGGGTCCGCTACCGTAAGACCTTGCAGTTTCAGCTTCAGACAGGCGTCCTCGGTGTACAACCAAGGCATCTACTTGTTCCCCCTCTGGTACCTGCGGTAGACTGACCACGCATTTCCCGCCAGGGCACCGCCGACAACACCAATCAATATTCTCTCGAATGTGTGGCTGTCTTTAGAGTCCTGCATACCGTTGACAAAGTCCTGGACTCGTCCGATGTCCAGTGACGAGCCAGCAAACGATGAGCTATCTCTAGCCATTACCTGCCTAACGATATGAGCAATTATACTTCGCAACTACTATGATATCAGGTACAGGTACGCACACAGTTACCCGTGTCGGCCGTGATGATATTGCTACTACTCGCAGTAGACCATTGCACAGTGATGGTGATGAACGTCGAGCCAGTACTCGCGCTCCATGTACCGTTTGCCTTACCGATCAGCTTCGTATCATCCACTACAAGAGACCACTGACTTAGCTTCCATAGTCCGTCCGTAGCCACATATACCGAGCCATCAACAGAGAATGGAATGTTTGTTTCGTTGTTCTCTAGTGTTGTGCTGATCGCGCTACCAAGTTGGGTATCCCCCGTAGTGCCAAGCGATCCTAGATAGAGGCGGAAGGTGATGGCGGGATTATCCGTCCAGCTGAGCAGTCCTGCGGCTAGGTGCGCGTAGTTAGTGCCCAGCACCCAGTCGTTAGCCGGTATCTCATACTGCAGTAAGATGTATTCACTGGTGGAGTCAGACCAAGACCCACAGTTGCCGATAAACCGTCCAGGAGAGTTCCCATCGACATACCAGTCATCGAAGCAGTTCAACCATCCATATGTCCAGCGCGGGTAATGGAAGGTATTACCGTAGTACTTGACATGGTCCCAGTTGTATCCGTAGATACCGTAGGTGTGCCCGTTCGAGCAATTGTCATGACAGCTGATATAGGTGTGATATCCGCTAGTGATATTACTAGTATCACCAAGGAAGCAGTACCAGGCCGTGTACTGACCATAGCTGTCAGAGGCTGTCAACGCGTTTAACTGGCATGAGCGTATCTCTATATGATCACATCGGTTCAGCGGGGTGTAATCAGTCGAATACAATCCTGGAATATTTGTAGAGTTACACTCATCTATACGCCAGCATGGGACATGCTGACTGCTTCGCCCGCCCGTTGGCGCTGCACCAGTTTGCGTTACATTGTCTATCAGTACGTTCCGACAACCGAAGAACATGCCAAAGTGACTGTAGCCATCAGCCACGCCATTCAGCGTTACGTCCTCGATAGTGATGCCATCACAGTTAGCAAAAACAAAGATGTCACACGTAGAGTTCTGTCCGGTGGGCTGTGCATTCCAGGTACCGCCCTTGACGATGATATTGCTGGTGGCAGCGGGTGTACCTGACGTGAAGTTGCACAGCATAGTACGCGGTGACTGCACAGGGCCGATTCGGGTAAAGGTAGCCTGTGGTGAAAGCTGGAGGGTGGTGTTACTGTAGATAACCAAGGTCTGATCGATACCATAGTTGCCCGGAGGCACCCATACGAGACCTCCCCCGGCAGCACCAGCAGCAGCTAAGGCCTCGTTGATGGCGTTAGCGTCAGTAGTCGGCCCAATACCCGAGGCACCGAAGTTCTGCTTGACATCCCAGTAGTTGTTGAATCCAGAGCCGGTCGGCATGATCCACTTAGGCAAGCGACCGGTAGAGTCGCATACAGCATAGCCATCCGGCTCATTGGTATTAGTGATGAGGGGCAGTACTAATGCGTTGGCGTAGGCTCGGTCCCCGTGCGGGTCAGAAGGGTTATTGGCCTCATGAGACGCCAGGTCAGAGATCGAGGTAGACAGCGATGTGCTTAGGCTGGTGATGTATTCGTTCAGCGGGATGCCCCAGTTTAGGGTTCCACTGGTAGGTAAGGAAGTCATTACTCGCCTTGGATATCGTTGGGGCCACCGAGCGACCAGGTGGAGAACTCGGGGTCATCCACAAGCTCATCTGGCTTTACCTGACTTGCTTGCATAGATATAATGATATCTCGCTGCTGGATCTGCCCCCGGACAATCAGCTGAACCACGCGAAAGACCTTGCGGTCATACAGCACTCGGTCGTCTAAGTAGCTTCCCGTCTCAATGTCAGCTAAGGTAAGACCTGTTCCTGTGAATGCGCGAAAGCTAATGATGGCCGATAGCTCATCGTTGTAGTACATGCCATACTCGCCGTACTCGTTAGCGCCCTGAACATGGGTGACATGCTGGCAGGGAACTACGACGTATGGCTTATACTG